TGCTGTGGTCGCTCGTGTTACTGACAAGTCGCCAGAACCATCCGACGGAATAACGGAATATAATTTGCCCTCCTTATATCCGTTTGGCGTTACAATTAAAGAGGCAGTATCTAATAGGCTCATATTTGAGATAAATTTAATAAGGTTAATGACATACAATATGTGGATTCTAATACTCCGCCCTCATCAATTATTCTATCTCTCATCTCGTATTGTGAGTTGAAAGTTTCAGTAGCGTAATCAAAAAGGCTTTGAGCCGTGTTTACGGAATCTCCCCACCAAGTGGACTCGTAGATTTTACCCCAACTTATGTTATTTGACATTTTCTTTTGTGTTTAATTTAGCGAGAAAAACACGGAGCTTCTCTACGTTAGTTTCTTTTGGTTTATAGCTTCCTACCTTAGTTCGTTTTTTCATAACTAAATATACCAGCCAGTGTAGTTGTTTTGAGTATCAGGGTACATATCCCCGTTAGTATTAGTAGTGTACTCAGGGAATAAATCGTTGTTAAACACGATGTAATCAATGAATCTCTCGGTGTAGTGCTGAGCGATTTGACGTTCTTTTTCGATTAAGAAGTCAACTTCGTTTTTTTCTACGTTTTCAGAGTTCTCAGATGAGTGCTTATAAACTCCTTTGTTTGCGATTGTGTATGCAGCGAAAGGTAAGTATTCAACCATTGCCCAGTGTATGAGCATTGGCTTAACGTAGGTCTCAGTAAGCAACTCATAGTTACCGGTAAGAGTACCTGCTAAGATTTCAGTTTGAATCTTTTGAAGCAATCTTGTGCCTAAGTAGTTTTGAATGTGTATGTCTTGAGCGATTTTGATAAACTGAATAAATTTGTCAGTATCTACGTTACCATTTACCGCAGTAAATCGAACTAAATCGTCTCTTGTTATGAGTAGTGCAGTTGCCATTATTTATCTCCGTAAATTGGGTTAGTAGGTAAAAAGCCATTGTAAGGCATATCAACAGGTCTCACAAATACTTCTTGTGGATTTCTAACACGATAACCTGCCTTTTCCGCTTTGTTAGTGCTGATAGTTTTAGCGTTTGGATTGGTAGGGTCAATTCCCATACCCTCCTCAAATGATACATAAGTTCTACGCAACCATTTGTGATGGCAGTTACCTCCACCTTTGTATTTAAAAATGTCGTATGTAGCAGCTCCGTTAGCACCCCATCCTGCATTTACAGGTTGATTGCTCATTCTAACGATGTCTTCTTTACGGTAAACCTTATTTGCAACAGTCATCTTCTTGCAGAACTCACGAGATTTAGCAGACGTTTCACCTGAATAAACGTATCGAGTGATGAATTGAAATCCGTCAATAACTTTGTCTTGCTCTGATTTTGCTTTAGGATTTGCAGTTCCTGTACTTACAAAGTTGTAAACTTTAGATAAAAGAGATTGCTTAGGTTTATTTGCCATTTCAATTTCAGCGTCTATTGCATCCTCTTGCTCAAGGTCAACCTCAAACTCGTCAATCAATATCCACTTGTCATCAGGCATCTCTCCGCACTCAATGAGTGCATCTGCAATCTCGTTATCTAAGTGATTGTGTTTGCTTAGTTCAGTTCCTGTTTCCTCAGCTACTTGCTCTTGGTTTTGAGCGTTTTCTAAATCGGTAAATTCAAGAGGTTTAAGCGTCTTAAAGAATAAGTTGAGGGATATTCCGTTATAAGCTAAGATAGTGTCTAAGGCCTCAAGTATTTCATCCTGAAGCGGTTTAATCACCATATTGTTAAATAATATAAACGAGTTTTGCAATTCATCAGCGTTAGACGAGAACCCGTTAGCACCTGCAATCCCAAATAATAAAGGTGAAGTTACATTGTGACCGAGCATAATCTTACGCATACACTCCTCAGATAAGTAAGTGTAGTGCTCAGGAGCGTCATTCAAAGGCAAATCATCTACCGTAGTTTTAGTGTCCATATTGTCGTTGAACGCTACGATTACTTTCTGACCTTTCGAACCAGTTAGTTTGCTTAGAACCTTGTTTGTGATGATTGATTGCTGCTCGTCAGTAGGCACTCCGTTGTTGAAGTTAACTACTTTAGTTCCTGAGAATCCGTTTTGTACTTCGTTGATTAGGTAATCAGCTATCTCCTCCTCCAAAAGTGCGTAAGGAACTGCACCTTGATAATCAGGATAAGCGTAATATTTCATTCCTACTGCATAAGGCTTAGAGAATAGAATCTCAACCTTGTCTTTAGAGTATCCAAATGCAGGTATGCGAGTAGGCGGGTATTTTTTTACATCAGTCCAATCATCTGAATAGTAGTAGGCTTCTATTTCTCCGTCTTTATTGCACTTCTCAGCACGTAAAAGGTTAACAGGAATGTGATACGCCTTGAGGATTCTATCGTGCTTGTCGTTGTAATGTACTTGGATAGAGAACTGGCCAAGCATCTTTCTATCAAGAGCAATCTTACGCAAACAATCCTTGTTAAACATAGCCATAGCTTGAGCGTACTCATTTGGCTTACGTGAAGCATCTACTGCACTTAACCCACGCCCATAAACTAAGCGAGAAATGTTGTTAATGATTGCGTTGTTTGTAGTGGAGTTGGTGTATCTTTCTTGTAGGAAGTGATAGTAGTTGTTATCTTCTCCAAAGTCAACCCAAGCATCACGCTTACTCTCCTGAATAACGGGAGTAGTGTATGCAGATAGGTTTAAGACGTGTACGTTGTTACTCATAAACTATGAACGTATTTGATGTAGTGTTAGATGTGTATTGTCCGTTGTTTACGGAGAATGTTACGATATTTTGGTCAGTACAAAAGATTCTATCCTTGTAAACGATGTCCGTGTTTTTGTAAAGAACTAAATCGTAGAAGTGACCCTCAGTTAAGTCAAAAGTTGCGGTGATTGTATTGACGTAATCTCCGCTCGTTTGAGTTGTGATAGCTACCGTTACTGGCGTGTTTGTTTGGTCATCAGTAAGTACCATTGAAGTAGCAGTATCTCTCGGAATGAAAGAGAACGTCTGAGCTGAACTTGATGTAGTTAGTACAATCATATTTAAAAGACGTAAACACGGAGGAATTGTTTTAAAAGCAAAAAGGGAGACCTAAGCCTCCCTCCTTACACGCTATAAAGAAAAGTGTTATGCAGTTACGATAGCAGCAGTACCGAATACATCACCTGCACCACCTGCTAAGTCTGCTTCAGATGAGCAGTCAAGTAGATTGGCGAGCAATTTTTCATTCCCTACGAAAGTCAAAGTGTAACCGTTTAAATCTCCCATTGCAGTACCGTTAGATACGTTTGCAGTAGTTAACTCCATTCCGTGCTCCAATCCTGCTAAGAAAAATTGGTTGTTACGTGTTTTAACAACTACGTTAGGGCGGCCATAAGCCAACAATTTAACGCTTTTGTGTGTAGTAGCGTTTTGAGTCTTTAACGTCATTGTCAAAGTTTGCTCTACGAATGTAGTTCCGTTCTCACGTGAAGAGTTTACAACTTGCTCAAAAGAGTTAGTTCCTTTGAGTTCGTATTTGTAAAGCGAAGTTACGTTAGCTACTGCATCGATGGTATCAGTACCTGTTACATAAGTAACGTCAGTAGGGTAAGCGTAATCTCCGTAGTTAATGAAGTAAACTGCATCGATACCACCTACGGCATCTTTACATACTTCTAAGCGACCATTTGCTAAATCACAAGCCATTTTATTAAGTTTTAAAAGTTATAAAAAAGGGAGGAGCGAAAACCCCTCCCCGATTATTTAAATTGAGCTAAGATTAGTTAGCAGAGTTTGTGATTCCGTAAGTAACAACGTCAGAAGCAAAACCGTATTTAGCGTCAGCAGTAAATCGCATAACTACACGTACGTTTTGTGAACCATCGATATCACCCATATCCAATACTTTAACTTCGTTCATATCAGAAAGAAGACCAGTTGCAAAGTAAAGGTTAGATTTTTGGCTCAATAAAGCTGTGTTAGCAGCAAGACCGTTAGCCATAAATACACGAACACCGTCAAAGTAAACATCACCAAGTTGTTGGTTTGTACCTTTGTTGTCGTAACCGTTAGCACCTACACCTGAAGCAGCGAAGCCACCCAAAGCACGTACATAAGCACGGTAGATGTTAGAAGATACATAAAGAGTCAAGTCTTCTTTTCCGTAAAGAGCAGCTGGACAAGCATCAACGATTTTACCAAGTTCTGTGATTACGTTAGCAGCAGTAACAGTAGTACCTGCAACTTCGTTAGCAGATGGCAAAGAAGCATCAGTAGTCAATTGTGTCATAATACCTGCGAACTCGCCAGCAGTATTGTTAACACCTTGCCAAATTGAAGTTTCCATACCAGCAGCAACTTTCTCAGCAGCGTGTGCGATTAAGAAGTCAGCGAAAGACTTAGGAAGTACGTCAAATGCAGAGTAACCCATTTGGATAGCATCCCAATCTGAACGGAAGTCAGTTTTACAAAGTTGTAAGTTAACTTGGAAAGATTCAGGTTGAAGAATTTTCTCAGTCAAAGTGATAGTTGACGTAGGGTCAAAGTCGCAAGTAGCGTTTTTGATGATTCCGTCAGTAGCAACTCTTTTGATAACTTGTTTGTACTTAACGTTAGGCATAATTGTGATACCGCCTTTGTCAAGGGTTGGAGCAGACAATAAAGCTGCAGCGATGTACTTGCCAGCAAAATCTCCAGCATAAGTTGTAGTAATCGAGGTCGTAGTGGCCATTTAATTGATTATTAGTTAGTTAGTAATTTATTTAATATTTGCGATACGGCTAAGAACAGTATCCATAGTGCTTGCGTTTCTTTTAGCAGCAAACTTGAATACATCAGTAGGTTGTGCGTTTTCAGGATTGAAAGAAATAGGCTTAGGCTCTTCGCTCAATTCAACTGGTGCAACTTCTTCTGCAACTTCAGTAGTTTGTGCTGAAAGTTTCGCTTTCAATTCCTCATTTTCTTTTTTAAGAGCTTCGATTTCACTAAAGAAAGATTCTTTAACGATAGACTCAATAACTTTTTTTGCTTGTGGAGCAGTCTCGGTAGCAGCTTCAACTTCCTCTTCTACTTCAGGAGCTTCTACTTCAACTTCTACTTCAGGTTCAGCAGCTTCACGAACGTCAGCGATAACACCCTCTTCGATAACTACAAGGATACGCATATCCTCAAGCTCATACTCTCCAATTGGAAGTGGGATGCGTTGTTCGTCTTCAGTTAAGATAAATACAGGTTGACCTGCTTCAAAAGCATCAGCTTCGAGCATAGATACGCCATCAGATAGACGCATAGTTTCCAACTTCACTTCTAAACCTAAAAGTGTGCGGACTTTGTTTAAGATTGATTTTTCGTTCATTTGTTTTACTTGTTTAAATTGAGTGTAAATTATTTATAAGTTTCTCAATCGCTTGTATATTTTCTTTGACTTGAATAATACCTGTTTCTACTTCTTTTTGAGGTGCGGTGATTCCTAAATCTTTTATTTGTTTTGTAAAGTCTTGAAGTTTAGAAAGTAATTGTTTGTTTAATTGTAAAGATGTTTGAGCAGGTTTAATTGCTGCTTTTGCCATATCAATAGATTTAATAGCTCCTGAACTTGCAGCTATCAATTCTTTTTCAATT